TGGTTGATCACTGGGTGGGTCAGGGGTGGTGGTGGCTCTGGGCAGTTCTGGTAAACCAGCAGCCGGTCGATTCGGGGGCTCCGGGCTAGGAACTCCAGCATCCACCGCTCATAAAAGCGCAGGGCAACAATCGGTTGTCGGTTCATCACTTCAGTTGGTGTAAGGCGTTTCGCCCTGCATCGCGAGGATCAAACGTAGTTTGCGTAGGCCGGTTTGCCGGAGCTGGCTGGCACGGGAACGGCTGACGTCTAGCTCGAGAGCGAGATCCTTCAAGCTTTGGTTTTGCAAGAAGACCCCTTGGATCACCTTGGCTTCGTTCTCGGCTAAGTGGGCGATCGCCTTTTGGAGCATTTCTCGGTTGGCCTCGAGGGTCAGGGCATCGTCCGGATCTGAGTCGTCAGTCCTCGTAGGGCTGGCGATGAGATCAACGATTGCTGCACCCCTGTCCTGGGTGGTGACATCCAGGGATGTGCAACTTGTCAGGCTGTAGGTCTGTAGGACTTGGTGGATGCGCTCAGTAGTGGTTCCTGTGTTCTCGGCGATCTCGGTGATGCTGGGTGTGTGTCCGTGGAGGGTGCTGTACTCGTAGGTGTAGCGATCGATGCGGGTGAGCAGCTCGTGGGTATTGATGGGTAGGCGGATGGCCCGGGCGTAGGTGTGGATGGCCCGGTTAATGGCCTGGCGGATCCACCAGTAGGCATAGGTGGATACGGCGTACCCACGGGTTGGGTCGTATAGCTCGAGGCCCCTCATCAGGCCCAGGTTGCCTTCTTGGATGAGGTCTGCCAGGTCAAGCCCGCGGTTCTGATAGCGCTTGGCGATAGAAACGACGAGCCGCAGATTGGTGCGGACCATCACTTCCATGGATCGTTTCCCATGGCGTTGGACATGGGAGGGTGCCAGGGTCTTCCCGCCCTCGTGGTGAATCCAGGCATGGATGCGGCGACAATGCCTTAGTTGCGCTTCTCTCCCCAGGACTGGGTGCCGTCCGATTTCGGATAGATAGGAGTTGATTTCGGATTGGGCCATTTAGGCATTGTCAACCAAATCTGGTTGAGTCAAGGTAAGACATAGAGGTGATCTTTGGGTTATGGGAACCGGCTGGGATGTCCTGTTGAGTGGAGAGAGGACGTCCATTGGCCGGATGGATGTGGATGGGCTCCGTGTCCAAGGGAAGATGAGCCGGGTCGAGGGTGGGGCTGGCTTCCGAGTCGTGCTCGATTACCAGGGGACCGAAGACCCGGGTGAGGAGTGCCTGGTACAGGCTGCCTAGGTTCATCAGACCAGGCTCTGAGCCAAGTCGAGCTCGGCTGCTTTGACCTCTGCGAAGACGCTTTCGAGTTGATGGCAGGTGCCATTTGATATGAAAGCTCCATCTGGACCGTGATGCAGGGTCCAGCTGTAGTCGCCGGCCACGGTTGAGCGCACAGTGAGGTGAAGGGTGTTCATGGGAATTAAGGGGCTAGGCGGGCTTTGTGTAGGCGTGTGGTGGCGTACCACTCGCAGATCTCGGGGGCCCAAACCTGCAGGTGGGGCCAGATCAGGTCACAGAGTTGTTGGATCTCGAGCTGGGCGTCGCGCTTGGCCCTCAAATCCATGAAGTGCAGGGCACTCCGCAGGTTGAAGGAGACGACGAAGTGCTGGCGGATGGCGTACGGGAGCATGTCCCGGGCGTGCTCCTCGGAGAAGCCGTTTTTGATGGTCCGGAGGTAACGGCTGGCGTGGTCGCAGCACACCATCCGGTCAACCAGACGTTGGTCTTCGGTGTACTCGTAGCTCTTCCTTTGGCGGTCGCGGTAGGAGCCCACAGGTCGCAGGTAGAAGACTTCTTCGACGTCCCGGATGCCATTACAGACATCGAGGACACGCTTGCCGGTGTAGCGGCCAGATTGCACGTCGAAGCTGATACCAACCCGGTGGGTGCGGGCTTGTTGCATCACTGAGTGGGGGAACCACCCGCAGTTCAGGGTGATAGATGGGTGCTCGAGTGGGCCGTAGTGGCCACGTTCTCCTGCGAGGAGGTGTTTGACAACTAGGGCGCCGGCCTCGTTTTCATCTGCGGGGTCTTCCCAGGTGACGAAATCCTCGGAGTAGTCCTGGTGCATTGCGAGCCAGATCAGGCTCTGGGGTTCTGGAGTCCGGGCAAGGACATCAACTTGGAAATAGGGGTCCATGGTTCAGACCGGGATGGGCTTGCTAGACACCCGGAGCTGGGGGACACGCCAGGTGCGGCCGTTGGCATCCAGCAGGTGGTAATGGGGGAAGCCCAGCCACAGTTCGCCGCCGGTGACCTTGTAACTGAACTGGGAATGACCAGCGACGTAGACGTCTTGACCGAGGCGGAAGCACCAGGGGTGCTGCACCGATGTGTCGGGCTCGGGGTGAACTTTGGCTCTGCGTTCGATGGTTTTCATGCGTGGACAGGGGTGGGTTGGATGACGCGGTTGATGCGCTGGTACAGATCCAGCAGAGAAGCGTTGTTGTCGATCCGGCGATCGAAGTAAGGGAACTGATCGAGGGAGCCTTCGCTGGCGTGCCCGGACTTGTGGGTGGCCTCTGAGCGCTCGATCCGCCAGAGTTCGCCACCTAGTGAGCGGATCAGGTTGGCTTCGTTGGGGAAGCGGACGTCGTCACAGACAACGGGTGTGCCGGAATCGATGTAACGGGTGGCGGTGGCCTGCCAGCACTGCAACCAGACATCTGGATGGACGCAGGTGCGGCCCCATTCAGTGCCTAGGGTTTGCATCAGGTGACGGGGTGTCACATCGATACCCGGGATCTTCTCTTCCTTGCCTTCAGTGATCAGGCGGTCGATCGTGTCGGGTCCGTAGCCGACTTGTACAAGGAAGGTGCGGATCATCCGCTTCAGGGGACCAGCGAAGGGGATGTTGTAGAAGCCGTGCTCGGTGAGATAGCTGGCAACGGTGGATTTGCCTGATTGGGGGGCTGGGCTGTACAACCCGATCAGGCGTGGGGTGCGGGGTTCAGTCATCACTAGGGCGGAGGATTGCGAGGATCGAGGCAAACATGGAAAGGCCGGCTTTGCGGTACAGCTCGGGTGGTGAACCGCTTTGGGGGTCGCCTAAAACTTCCCAGAGTTCTTCTGTCAAGACATCCACGATCCGGTTAGCGGTCTCGGGGGAGTTGATCAACATCCCAAGGGCTAATAAGCCATTGGTGGCTAAACCATCAGGATGGATGCCGAATTTGTTCAGATCTTTTTCGATGGCCTTGACTTCACTGGACCTGGGGTTAAGCAGCCGATCAAATGGGATGTCACGGGTGGCGGCAACCTGGCCAACAAGGGTCGCCCTGAGGGCATGGCTCAAGTAATCGACTTTGTAAGGCGTTGTCATGACTTCTTCCTCCGCTTGGATTTGGCAAAGGTGAAGCGCTGGAAGCGAGCCTGGAAGTGCTTGAACAGTTGCTCCAATGCCCGGGCATCGAAGGTTTCGATCTGAGGCTCGTCATCGGGTAGGGCGACCACGATCTTGGCCTGGCCTATGCACAGGCCCATGTGGCCGTACACGTAGTTAGCGGCTTCGACGTAGGCAGCACACTGGAGCGAGTACTCGTAGATCTTGTCGGGCTTGCGCTTGCTATCCGCCGTCTTCCAATCCAGGAGTGTGGGTTGAAGGTCGTCGTCAGCGAGGTAAGCGATGCAATCGAGGGTCCCCGCATAGCCCATCGGATGCCAGATCGCACCCTCCATCAACAACGTGGTGTCGATGGTGTCAAGGAATGAGCGGGTCGAATTCCAGTACGGGGTGTTGAGGAAGTCGAAGCCGGGCTCGGTGCCGTCGCGGAGGTAATCCTCCGTCCAGAGGTGGTGCTTGGTACCGCGGTAACAGGCGAGCGAGGAGATGAAGTCCGCGCGCTCGTGGCCAACAGAGTCACGCCACTGCTCAAGGCCAGACTGGTCGCGGGAACCGGAAAGGATGGTGGTGACTGAGGGGCACTTGCCTACGGGTGTGTCGTAGGTACGCTCGTCGCCATCGTGTGAACGAATGGGTTCGTAGAGCGGCAGGGCGCGGATGCGTTGCTCAAGAAGGGTGTTAGTCACTGAAGTAGTCGATGCCTGGTTGGGGAAGCAAAAGGTCGTTGGGCTCGCAGGCAAAAAGCTCGATCAGAGCGGTAAACACTTCGGGGTCTAAATAGCGGCTGCGACCAAAGCGGATGCGATTGAGGGTGTTGAGCGTGATGCCCAACTCGTGCGCAAGCTTTTGGGTGGGCCAGCCGCGTTTGAACGCACAGTGCTCCACATTTCGTGCATAAACGTGGAGAAGACTGGGCTGCTGCGTAGGCATGGTCGAAAAGCTTTGAGCAATCCTACAAAAAAGGGTGGGTTGGGGCCCACCCTGTTCAGGAATTGGATGAATCAGGCAGAAGGATCGGCGAAGGGGTCGTCTCCGTCAAACAGGGCTTCCATGTTGACGGTCAGCTTTTCAAGGGCGGTTGCGATCTCCTTGGTCAGGGACTTGGGAGGTGCGGCAACCAGGGTGTACTGGGTGTCGAGACCCTCGCCAGTGCGACCGATCTTGATGTCGTAGCCGCTGGGATCGCCGTAGTCATCGTCCTTGACGAACTTGAACAGCTGGTCCATCAATGTCTTTTGCGTGATCTCAAGAATCTTGAAGTCAGCGCTCGAGTAGTCGTAGACCAAGCTCGCGATGAAGCGCTTGACCGAGACGTTGCCGTTGCGATCAGGGGCGAGGTTGGAAGGAAGCTCGGAAGGACGGGACTGCCAGCGGATGGGCTTCTTGTCGACGGTCCAGGCACCGAAACCGGTAATGCCTTCTCCGACCAGGCGGACTCTCACCTCGCCTTGAATTTTGCCTGGATTGAGATAGCGGCCTGAACCGGTTGACTCTTTTGAGATTTCCTCAATGAGTTCCCGGGAAAGAAATGCGGTTGTCATGTGGCTAAGAGTGCCTAGGTGGATGGGATGGCGGTGGCGGTGGCGTGATTCCTGATGATCTGCTCGCAGACCTCAGAAGGTGACGTGCCAGAGCCTGATGCCAAGTCGCACAGGTGTTGGTGAGCGGTGTCTGTGAGATACAGATGCCGCTTTGCCTTTGGCTGGCCGTAGAGACGGTGCTTGGTGCCCAAACCTGGGGATCGACTGAATCCATCCTAGAGCGGATTGCCGAAAGCGTCAACCAAATTCAGAAAGAGGTTTCTGGGGGATGGTCAGGGCGCCGCAGATGACCCGTTGGAGCCGGCTCATGCGCTGGTCACGCAGTTGGGGGTAGTCATGCTGAGCGCCTTGGATGCTGAACTCGCCTTTTCCGTTCCTGAACTCGACGGGAACCACGGGGTACTCGGTGTCGAGGCCGGCCTCGGCTGCTTCGAGCAGCTCGGCGTAGGGCTTGAGGTAATCCAGGTAGCTGTCGTCACAACGAATCACGGTGGTCCAGCCGCCTTCATCGTCTTCGCAGAGGAGGCGGGCTTGGGGCTTCTTAACGCCTGGAGTGACGTGGATTGACTTGAGGAGGAGGTAATCCCAGGTGACAAGGACGTGGTCTGTAGTGAAAACGGTCAACTTGTAAGTAGCAGCAATCTGAAGCTAACCCCAGTAACCGGGGTTGCAAGCGTCCATTGCCACCATCTGCAGTGCGGTTTCAGCCGCTGCCCCCATCCACAGTGCTGGGCGCCTTTATGCAGTGAGGGCATAAAGAGGTGTGCTGCACAATGCAGCGTTTCAGCGTTGAACCTCGTCCAGCAGCTCGACTTCGACTGCAGGGCCTCCCAGCTCAGCGGTCATGGTTGTAATGGCAGGCAGCTCGTTGGTCAGCTGATCGGCGGTCCAGGTGCCTCGGTTTTGTATCACGCTGAGCAGTTGATCTACCCGCTGGGTGTCTTTGGGGGGATAGGTGTTGCGAATCACCTTGTCCAGTTCCGTGATGACGTCCACGCCCCGCTGCATCATCAGCCGGCGAATCAGGTGCGCCCAGCGCAGTGAGAAATCTTCGGCTTGCTCGTCTGTAAAAAAGCGTTGGTGCAGATCGATGTCCTTGGGTATGCGCTGACCACAAAAGACCTCGACCCACCACCCCAGCTCTGGGGGCTCACCGTCCTCGGTGATGGCATAAGCCTCTGAGTAGAAGTTGCTGCTCGAGGTATTGGGAAGGAGGGTCCTAGTACAAGCGTACCTATGCACAAAGTAGTTCAGGCGTTCTATAGCGATAAACGTCCGAGGGCCTGGGCTGGCAAGCTTTACGTGCCGGATGCCGCTGATCTGGCTGGAGTGGAGCCAGCCCACGTTGTCCAAGCATGCTTTGGCCAGGTTGACCATGACCGGATGGGACCAGCGGTTGGTGTCCATCCAGCGTGTGAACAACAAGCCAAAGGTCTTGTTGCCTTGCTCGAACGTCTCCAGCGGGGTTGATGTATGGGTCAGGGTTGGAAGCATTTGGTTACGACGCCTTGGTGGAAATACCTGCAGCTACGCAGCACTTCTGTTCGGGTGAAGACTAAAACCTTTCACGTCAAAGTCCATACCTTTACTGCAGAGTGCAGTGATGTTGCCTCTTGCTCGAATCTGGTTGCGGCACTACGGTGTTCTGTACTGGTTGGAATGCGACACAAAAAAGCCCTCCCCCCGCTGCAGGAGGAAGGGCCACAGTGTTGCTCCAACTGGAGTCTCAAGCGACCCAACCTTAGATGACTACGACAACTTCCGCAAGCCCTTCTTCTGATCTGGAGGGGAAGGCAATTGAACTGCTGCGCCGCGACGTTTTCCCGGCCTGGTGGGCGTTTATCCCCGTGGCTGGCAAGGCCACCTATGTGAAGGAGTGGGCCAAAAAGCCTCTCACCAGGGAGCTGTGCATCGAGGCGTACAAGGCCAACTCGGGCTATGCCGGCCTCGGGGTGGTCACCGGTGAGTTCAGCGGTGGCCTGATTGCCCTGGATATTGATGGGCCTGAGGCTGACCAGAGGTACCGCGAAGCGGCTGGACAGGGCTACGAGCCATACGGACAGGAGTCATCTATGTCCTGGACCAGTGGCCGTGAGGGGCGCAGGCAGATCCTGTATCGGGTGCCGGGCTCGGTTGTTCCTGAATTGCGCCATGTCAAGACCCTGATCCTGCGCGCTGATGGGGTCTGGCACATGGGCCACAGCGATGTGGAGCGCCAGGACGGCGAGGTGACAGGCGCCGAGACCAACCCGGAGTACCAAGAGGTGGTCCTCAGGTTCAACGCCTGCCAGAGCGTGGTGCCGGGCAGCCCCCACCCAGAGACCAAGAAGCGCTACCGGTTCCTCAACTACAACGGTGGAGCGGTCGCGATGGCTCCTGAGTGGGTCATGGATCTGCTCCGGGTGCAGCGCAAGCCGGTCCAGTGGTTAAGCGATGCCGATCAGAAGGCACTGGATGCCGAGTTAGGAGAAACAGCGATCCCCAGCAGGCAGATCCGCGGCTGGTTCTTCAAAGAGGAGGTGCAGGCCAGGCTCCGGCCTCGGTTGGCAGATCTGGTCTTCAACCACCCGACGTTCGACAAGTACGGCTGGCAGGAGCGAGCCGGTGACAACCCCCAGGGGATGAGTGGTTGCCCATGGCACGGGGGACGCAGCGGTACCAGTTTTCAGTACTCCAAGGAGAGTGGCTGCTGGGATTGCAAGGCGTGTGGGGTTGGTGGTGACGCCCTCGATTTCGTCCACAAGATCACGGTCAACGATCTGCATGCCGAGCGGCCTCAGGGACCGGACCTCGAGCGCTACGTAGCCGACATCGCCAAGGAGATCGGCTTCAACTATCCGGAGGATGCCCGGGCTCAGGTCACCAAGGAGGCACCCAGGCTTGTCATGGATGAGCGTCAGTTCCATGACGCGCTGGTCAAGATCCACGACGAGGAGCTCAACCCCGCGATCCGCATGGGTCGCATGGCAGGGCTTGCGGCTGAGACAGGCAGGCGGCTTAACGGCCCGCAGTGTCTGGCTGCCATGGATGAGTACCGCTACTACGAGGACTCGAAGCGGGTCAACGACAAGAAGAACTGGTGGCAGGACGTTGAACGCATGCAGTTCCTGATCCCCAACCTGCTCATGAAGCCCACCCAGGTCATGCTCCACGCCGCTGGCGGTCTCGGGAAGACTTCGGCCTGCATGGGTTTGGCAACAGCTGTAGGCAGAGGGCGCTCAATGCGGATCCGTGGCATCGACTTGCCGGTGGGTCAAGGCCCGGTGCTCTGGATTCAGAACGACCAGAACCCAGCCAAGTTGCTTCAGGACTGTGAGGACAACGGGATTGACCCGGCCAAGGACAAATGGTTTGTGGTCAAGCGGGGTTTTCAGATCAACCACACCCACGAGTTCTCGCGCTGGGTCAAGGAGATCAGGCCCGCCCTCGTCGTCATCGACTCCATCGGTTCGTGCAGCACGAAAATGCAGGTGGAGGAGAAGGACAAGGCGTTCGCCAGCCCCTTCTATTACTACGCAGAAAAGAACGGTGATCCCAGTCCGGATGGGTTCCCGGCTACGTCGATCCTTTGGATCCACCACGACAACGCCAATGGGGAGGCCAGGGGCACTCGCTACTTGGTGGCAGCTGTCGATGAGCAGTGGCACCTCAGGACGCTCTCGGATGACGAGCGGGATGCCCTCAGGCAGCGGAACAGGACACCGAGTAGCTGCCGCATGATCCAGATCAAGAAGAGCCGTCTAGGCCGTCAGGGGGACCTGCTGGTGGTGGAACGGGATCATGACTTCGCGTACTCGGTGTGGGACTACACCCCCACAGAGCGTCGGGAGGACCAGGGGCAGGGAGATCCCGAGCCTCACACCATGGCGCTCAGGCTGGTCAAGGACCACGTCTTCCAAGCTCGGGCTGGGGAGAGGGACGATCGGATCACAGCCAAGGAGGTCTGGGAGCAGCTGGTGGGCGAGATGACCGGGCAGGCCAGGAAGGCGCCCTCGAGCAGGACTGTTCGCCGTTGGTTGGATCGGTGGGTGACCAATGGAGTTCTCGTCGAGGGCAAGAAGATCCGTGAGGTGGGGGTAAAGGCACCTGTTACTACCTACACCCTCCCCTCCTCCTCGCGTGCGTTGTCTATGGAGGAGTGTCTTTTGTCAATCGTTCCTCAAGAACCCCTGCAGGAACAGGAAATAACGATTGACACTCCCTCAACGATTGGTGAAAATGTCAATCGTTCCGAGGTCGTCCATCCTGTTCACGAGAACGATGGACAACAACCGAATCCGGAAAAGGTTGTCAATCGTTATTTGCCTGTCGTAGAGGGCGATCTCGAGGAACGATTGACAAATGACATCCCCACAGGCACTACGTGCGCGCGCGCGAGCCAACTACCGGTGTACCCCGAGGCCGTGATCGATGACGAGGAGGACGGGGGCTTCGACTCCGCGTTTGCTTAGTACTTGCTCTTGTCCGAATTCGGAATGCCTCCTAGGCTGCCCAGATACGGCAAAAGGAGGGGTGGGGGCCCCTCCTTCTGCGACACCACCGTTCACCGCTGGTGGTCGCGCCGCTCCGCCAACCAAGACCGGAGCTTTGCTTCGCACAACCTACTTGGTTTCATCTCTTTTTAATAACTCCGCCTGCATAACAGTGCCATCACTAAAGACTGAAGCGAACATTCACGCCCTCGAGTGTGTCGATTTTGACTACATCTCAGGTCCACACCAGGAGGCTCTGCTTAGGAACCGGCTCAAGGAGATTGCAGATCAGAACTGCATTGTTGGGGTTGACACGGAGACCACGGGCCTTGATCCACTGCTCAATCGGGTTTGCTTGATTCAAATCGGGACTGAGGATTTTGCTCTGATCGTCGACCTCGATGGTTGGCGCATGGCAGAGCAAAGAGATATTCCTTGGGAGGACAGTGGCCTGGCGCAGCTCAAGGACTTCTTGGAGTCAAAGACCCCGAAGGTTTTGCAGAATGCAGCGTTCGATCTGAACTTCCTGCGTGCCGAGGGCGTTGTTCTTGGCGGTCCATTGTTCGACACGATGATCGCAGCAAAGATCGTCAACAACGGAACTGGGGCTAAGAATGATCTTGGCTCGATCGTAAATAGGGTACTAAAAGCTCCCATGCCCAAGGAGCTTCAGAAGGCTGATTGGGGTGGGGAGAAGACCTCGGAGATGCTGCAGTATGCAGCGCGTGATGTGATTTGTTTGCCCAGGCTTGTTCCTGAGTTGACTGCCGCTCTCAAGCTGTCGGTTATCCGCGAAGGCTTCACTCTCTGGGAGATCTTCAAGCTCGAGATGGACGTGTTGCGTCCGATCGCCACCATGCAGTGGCACGGCTTTGGCTTCGATGAGGAGGGAGCGAAGCAGCTACTGGGGGAGCTCACCAAGCGTTCGGATGCGATGAAGCAGGCTTTCTTGGAGAACCTGGATGCTGAGATCAGGGCCAACAACCCCAACGATCCCCTGATTTGGTTGCCCAAGGATCCAGATGGTGCCTTCAATACCAGGGAGAAGGACTCGGGTTACAAGCGGCTGGGGACCAAGAAGTACAAGGGGTTTAACCCGAGGGCGCCCAAGCAGATGGCGCAGCGCTTTGAGCAATCCGGGATCCTCTTGCCACCGGATGAAAAGGGAGCACCCAGCCTCGATCAAAACCTGCTGGCCTTCCTGCGCAATCACTACCCGCTGATCGATCAGTACCTCGAGTGGAAGGCGGCGGTCACCAAGGTCTCCAACATGGAGAAGCTGCTGGAGTCGATCGGTCCGGATGGGCGGATCCACTGCAACTACAGGCAGATGGGAACGGAAACGGGGCGGCTATCGGCGGCATCTCCAAACCTCCAGCAGGTCAATCGGGGCAAAGACTTCAGGTCCAAGTTCGTGCCTGACGCTGGCTACGAACTCGTGCTCGCTGACTTCAGCCAGGTGGAACTCCGGGTTGCTGCTGACCTATCCGGCGAAGAACGGATGATCAACGCCTACAAGGCTGGGAGGGATTTGCACACCGAGACCGCGGCACTGATCACCAAGTGCGACCCAAATGAGGTGACTAAAGAGGCCAGGACCAGCGCCAAGATCGCAAACTTCGGGTTGCTCTACGGATCAGGGCCAGCCACGTTGCAGAAGCAAGCCGTTGCTCAGTACGGCATTGACATGGAACTGGATGAGGCCAAGGACATCGTTCAAGGCTTCCGTGCCGCCTATCCCGATCTCTACAAGTGGCAGTGCCTTGAGGGGAACAAGACCACAGCAGCGGTGTTCACCAAGCTCGGGCGTCGTCGGATGCTGGTTGGCTTCAACGACAAGTTCACCACCAGGATCAACACCCAGGTTCAGGGCACGGCAGGGGATATTGCCAAGCTTTCCATTGCATTCCTGTGGAAACACATCTGTGCAGCACCAGTGGGTGAGGCCAAGCTGATCGCCATGGTGCACGATGAAATCGTCCTCGAGGTAAAAGAAGGCCACGGGGAGCATTGGGGTCAGATCCTCAAGGAATCGATGGAAGCAGCAGGCAATCAGATCTGTACCAATGTTCCGATCGTGGCGGAAGTAGGACGAGGGCCAACCTGGGCAGACGCCAAGTAAAACCGGGGCTAACACTTTGGCCTTGCTTGACCTAATCTGGATAGCATCCTCATTCATTCACATGCTGGTTGGAAAAGCGCTGATTGACTACGTCAAGGCCAATGAACTCTTGAATCAAACCGAGCTGGCAGAAGGTGCTGGCTATGTCAAAACCACTTCCACTGGGCGTACCAGCGTCCAGGTCAAGCAGTTTTACAACGCTCTGCTCTCTGCCCAGGGTCTGACCATTGAGGTGGGCAAGGCACCTGGCAAGACCGCGCAGTACGAAACCGCTGTTCACCAGAGCGGGATCATCTTGCTCGGCAAGACCTACAGCAAGAAGTTCGGGATCGAGCCCGGTGACGTGCTCGAGATCGTGCTCGACGACGACGCCATTCGTCTCGTGCCTAAAGCGGTCGCCTAGGTAGGTGAGTCCTGGAGAAGTCCGAGCTCAATTGCTGAAGCAGCTCATCAGGGTTGCTGAGCGGCTGCCTAATGGGCTTCTCCAACGCCTGGTCTCCGACGCGCAATTTTTTGCGGACTGGAATCTGGGCAAGAAAAAAGCCCGGGCTTCGGCCCGGGTCTCGCAGTTTCATGCCTGGCAGGAGAAGGCCGAGGAAAAGCGCTGGAAGGAGATCGACGCCAGCCGCCCTCGGTGATCAAGCCTTGCCTGTTCTGTTCAGGAATTGGTCAACCGCTTTTGTGCGATGAAACCGGTAGCGAGGTCGCTGGACGGTGCCAATGTTGCGCAGAGCTTCACCCCTGATGACGCCTTTGGCCATTTGGTAAGTCAAAGCTTTGCGATCTTTGACACCAACTAGACGGCAGAACTCGGTGCTGTCAACCCAGTCCCCGTCGGCGGTGTTGGCACCGGACAGGTCCAGAAGGCGGTCGAGCTTGCGCTCCAGGGAGTCAATGCGATTGAGCAGGTCGTCTGTCACGGTCTATCTGGATCTGAATGGATCCTACCGCAACCTTTACAGGTTGAAGCCATCGAGTGCGGCGAGTACCTGCTCCTTAGTGATCCACCGGTGGTAGGTCCGGGTGTGGACGTCCACTGAGTGGCCCATCATCAGCGCGGAAATGGTGATCGGGATCTTCCTGCTGATCAGCCTGATGGCGTAGGCGTGCCGCAGGACGTAGGGGCGCAGTTCGATCCCATCACGATCAAGAGCGTCGCCGAAGACCTTGGCGAGGTTGGCGGGGGCTTGTGTTGGCCGCGGAAGGTCATGCAGCTGGAACTTGGTGATCCATTTGCTGGGGCATGCCGAGCAGATGCGGCTACCGGTTTTGGTGTTGTCCCCCACCTCGCACTTTCCATCTGGGCGGATCTCGAGGTGTGCGACCTCATGCGGGCGGAGGCCATAGGCGGCGCAAACGCCCCACATCCATCGCCAATGCGGGAGCTTGATCCGTGCCCAAATTTCTTCGATCTCGGTGTCGGACGGGATGTCCCGGGGGGTGAGCTGGGCGGCTCCGTATCCACGGCTGGCCGCACGCGCTTGGGGGAGGTCCAGTCCGAGGGACTCTCCGACGGAGCAGAGGAGGTTGCCCTGGTCCCTGCGCCCTGCAGAGCCCTCCGGCATGGTGCGGATGATGCGGAGCAGGACGGCCTCGTTTACAGGGCCAGAGGGCGGCATCTTCTTCAGGGCTGGGGCCCACTTCTTGGCCCAGGCGTTGGCACCGCGCTCGGGGGAGCTGCGGTACTTGCTGGCGTGGAACTTCTTGGCGGCTTTCTGGAAGTCTTCGACTGTGATCCGGGATTCGCTCTCGGGGTGAGCTGCGCTCTTGTCAGCCCAGTCAGCCCACTTGAAGGTGCTATCCCTTAGTTGGAAGCTCAGCCGCAGGGCGTGCATCTCAGCTTCCTTGACACCCTCGAGGCTGGCGTCGAGGCCGAGGGGCAGGCTTTGCTGACGGAGCAGGGTGGCGTCGTTGCGATCGGGCAGGGTTGCTCTGGCGTAAAGCCGTTGCCGTCGCTGCTCAACCCGGGCTCGGTGCTTGCCGGTTTTCAGCCGCTCGTTCAGCTCCTTGAGGGCCGCTTCCAGGGGCGCAGCGTTCACTAGAGCGTTCACTAAAACCTGGGGTCAGGCTAGGTCTAAGTAGGCCCAACGAGGGTCGAAACAAAAAAGCCGCTCCTGGGTAGAAGCGGCTCTGTGACTGGGATTGACTGGTGTAACTGAATCGGAGCGACAGGATTTGAACCTGCGACCCCCACTACCCCAAAGTGATTTGACTCGGCCGAAAGCCTTTGAACTGCAGTCGATTTGATAGCTGCAGTTGAGGCTGTTGACTACTGTGTTCACTACATAAAATAGGCCATAAGCGGCTCTATTCATGGCTTCCAATCCCAGCGCTAACTTCCCCAATACGTGGGAGGGCGTGACGGCGGCGGCTACAGCAGCAGGGGCGAAGTACCCCGAGCTACTCGCTGCTCAATGGGCGTTGGAGTCAGGCTGGGGCAAGAGCACCAGTGGCAAGAACAACTACTTCGGGATCAAGGGAGACGGCACCACTTGCAAGACGACCGAGTTCGTCAACGGTGCCCGGGTGCACATCGAAGCGGAGTTCATGGACTTCGCCGACCTCGGGGCCTGTGTCTCCTATCTGGTCACCCGCTGGTACAAAGACTTCAAGGGCTACAAGGGTGTCAACGGGGCAGCTGATCGGGAGCTGGCCGCTAAGCAGCTGGTCAAGGAGGGCTACGCCACTGACCCCAGCTACGCTGAGAAGCTGATCAAGTTGATGGCGGAGAAGGCGCCCAAGGGGCAGTCTCAAGGTAAGTCTCAAGCGTCTAAGCCGCAGCAGAAGGGTGGTCCGGTGCTCTTCAAGATCAAGGCCAGCCAGGACACGTGGCTGAAGAAAGAGCCTGAGCAGGTTGCCGACCTCGAGGACGACCAGAAGGTGGCGGTGGCATGGGGCAAGGAGTATGCGGTTTCTGCATACACGGAGGTGCCGGCTGATGGGCATGCCCAGATCGAGCTGGGTGGCGGTGCTGGGACTTGGTTTGTCTTCGAGTCCCATTGGCAGAAGGAGACGACAGCGGGGAAAGCGCAGCCGTCCTCGGTGGATTGGTCGGACTTTGGTTGTTTGGTTACGCCGAACCTGACGGTGGGTGAAATCCTGCAGTGGGATAAGCGGAGGACTCCTCCGAGCACGTCGGCTAATCGGGCTCGGTTGCTGCGGACTGCTGTGGAGTTCCAGAAGATCCGGGAGGCATGGGGAACACCGCTGGGGGTGACCAGCTTCTACAGGCCAGAGCCCATCAATTCACAGGTGGGTGGGGTTCCAAGCTCGAAGCATGTTTCGGGTGAGGCCATGGATGTCTATCCCTCGACCCGGAGCTTGGAAGAGTTCTATCAGTGGATTCGGAGGCGCTGGACTGGTGGTCTCGGGGATGGGCGGAACAGGGGGTTTATTCACTTGGACACACGCGGAGGGGGTGGTTTTGTTCCCGGGGCTGGTGTTGGTCCTTGTGCTGAGTGGTTGTATTAGCGAGTTCTGGCCATCTCTAGCTTGATGATCCGGACATCGTGATCGAGCACCTTGTCCTCGACGTCACCAAGCTTTTTTTGGATCAGTTGCTGGTTGCTAAGTACGTCGTCCAGCTTTGTTGGTACGGTGTAACAGAGGTAGAAGATGCCTGCTCCAGCGCTGCCTATGGCTAAGACAACGATGCCAGCAATAGCTTCCTGACGGACGCCGCGCCAAAACCCTGGTTGTACTTCAGGGGTTGACACGCCGATTGATTGACTACGCTTACTTTAGCGAGGGTGCATTGGAGATCACGATTGCAGTAGCGCAATGAGCGCAGCCTTCTGCTCGTCGGTCAGGCTGGCCAGTGGATCAGCGGGGGGCTGGGGTTCTGGCACTGGGATGGAGTAGGTGGACTCTGGATCGGGAACTGCGGTGCAGCCTTCGGGGGGTTGCCAGTTGGATTCACCGTCCCACTGGACGCAGTTGATGCAGGTGCCAGCTAAATCGAGGATTGCGTAGTTCATCACCATGCCCAGACCCTCACCCAGCCGTTAGCACCGGCACCACCAGCGCCGGAAGTGTTTCCGTTGGTGGTGCCGCCACCGCCGCCTCCTCCTCCTCCAGGAA